TCTTTTGCTGCAAAGTCAGTAGTTTTTGTATAGTTCGTCATTAGATTAATCTACCTATAAGTGCTTCAATGTTTACTTCTTGGATGGACAATGATCTTTCATCAATAGTACAGTCCAAGCCAATAGTGGCTACTCTGCCAGATCCAGTTGCTTTAGCTTTAGCGGTGTCAATAATAATTGTAGCACTGTATTCTGATGTGCTTACGTTGTACTCAGATATGCCGTACTCAGCAATACTAGCGTTAGCTACAGTTACAGCTTGCTTTGTGTATCCTTCAGTGTAGTCATATCCCCAGTTAACTGTTACTGGTGCGCCTTGACCACCAATAACTGTAAAGTTAATTTCTTTTAAAATCTTTAGTCTACTAGCGTCACCAAAGGACAATGGGTTAGTGTAGTAACGTAACGTGTATGTGCTAGTGTCATCTAAGTAACCGTTGTACTTATTGATACCTTTGATACTACCTAAGTACAAAGTACCATCTGCTGCCCTGTCACCACACAAGATCTTAGTGCTAGGCCAAGTAGTGGCACGATTACTACCGTCCTCTAGTTTACCTCTTGTATCAAAACAATAAACAATAGAGCTTGTGGGCAAGAACAGCAGATAGAAAGAATGCTCTGGACTGTAAACAGACTTAATGTTGTTAGTCTGTGTATTGACAGTGAACATCATCTCGTCACGTACATTCTTAGATACGTCACCAATAGGGTTAGACTTCTCTTGTATAACTCTGCCTAAGCTACGTACACCTGTGTCGGACAGGAAGATCAAGTCTGTACCTGTAGACTGAACAGTGTCTCTAGCAATACAGCCAATGTTTGTAATAGCGTCTGCTAGTACCATTGAGGACGGTGAGCTTGCACCAGAGTACAATAGAATACTACGCTTACCAAAGATAACTAAGAAGTCGTTAAACTCTGCTAAGGCTACAATCTCATCGTGTCCTGTAGGCCATACAGTAGTTAAGTCTAGTGAGCCTGAAGTACCACCTGTCCAAGCATGGCCTGCTAATAAATCAGACCAATACAGGGTGTATTTGTTACCAGTAACGTCAGCAGCCCACACACGACCAAAAGCTGCTAGAGCTTCATTGGCTTGCGGTGGTGTACCTGTAGCATGGCTGTGGTCACTAAACTTTTCTAATACTCCACTGCCAGACTCATCAGTGTAGATAAGAGGCTCTTGTCCACGTTGGAAGAAATAAGCATGATTGTTAAAGTTTATAATCTTCCAGTTGTTTGCACTGACTGTGTAGCTGCCGGGAGTAACATCAGTTAATGTAGTCGTACCAGTAAACACTTTACTGTTACCAGTAGAGAATACTACAATGTCACCACTTTGGTCTACGTACTCAAAGATAGTCTCAATGCCAATGCTAGACCCTAGTGGCGTAGCACTGCTTGTGAGCTTATCTAAGCCCTGCCTAGCTCCAATACGTCCATACTTGTCTACTACCATATTCTCAGCAATAGACGCAAAGGACGCATCCTGAGTAACAGGGGAGTCTTGTGTGTTAAGTCCCTTGAAACCCGGAGCAGCAATATAAATGTTTTGTCTTTCTTGAGCCATTATGGAACCGTGTAAATGAATTCTTCAGGGTTCTTGTAAGCATCCAATGCAATGGCATCAGACAAATGTTTATCTGCAATCAAGAAGTAATCCTGTGCTGTAGTACCACCTGTCTCACCACGTTCTCTAGCCAACAAAGCTACAGCGTTGTGGACAATAGCATTCTTAGGTAAGACTGTAGTATCTGCATCTCCAGATAACTCAGGCTCCCTAGCAATTAAATCAAAACGTAAACTAAACACACCTGATGGTTTAGGATATACTCTTACTTTAGTATCATCGTTACTGTCAATACCACTAAAGGTATATGAGTCAGGACTACCAGTTACTTCACCAGAAATGTAATAAGCATTATTAAACCAGTTAGGTGTTTGATAGTGCATAAAGAAGTTTGATGTGTCGTTAATGACACTATATATTTTAACACGTTCTCCAGCATTTGTCAAGCTATATTCTGTAGTATTTTCAACAGTAGGTACTACAATAGTTGTACGTAGTGTAGACCACTGGTGTGAGTCTTCTACTACTTGCTTTGCATCATTAACAAAGTCACCTACCATTTTACTGTAAGTGTTCTGTGTTACACTTGCTACTTCATCTTCTCGTAGCCTACGTAGTACCTCGTTGACTATGTTCAAATATGTGGTACTCATCTACCGCCTGCTCCATATAAATTTTGCATAACCGCTTGTTGTAATAAAGAATTATCAAACAAACCTAGTCTTTTTTGTACCTGTGTTTTGTCCAGTGTTGGGAAACTTGTAAGGTTACGTATCTCATTTGCTATTGTTTGAGCATAGTCTTGTTGTGAATACTGAGGAGCTTGATAACCTTGTAAAGGAAGTGTTCTTTCCAGTAACTCAGGTGCTTCATATGTTTTTCTAAACTTATAGTCTTCAAAGTCTTTAGGTGTAAAGCCTGTCCCTACGCCCCCACCAGTGCCTCCTCCCATACCAGCTAATAACCCTAGTCCTAGTCCTGCACCTATGCCAGCCCCTGCACCTTGGCCTCTGCCTGTGCCTAACCCTTCACCGTATCTGGCTTCTCCAGCAGCTTCACCTGCTGCTACAGCTTCTCCATATCTAGCTTCTGCGGCTGCTGCATCTGCTTTTGCTTGTGCTTCTGCTGCTTTTTTAGCAGCTTCTGCTGCGTCTGCTCTAGCCTCTGCTTGTGCAATAGCTTCTTTTTCTGCTTCGGCTTTAGCTTCAGCGGCTGCGCTAGCTTCTGCTGCTTTTCTAGCTTCTTCAGATAAACGTGCTGCTTCAGCTTCTCTAGCAGCCTGTGCTTCTGCTTCTGCCTCTAGTTGTGCAGTAGTGTCATCAACAACAGTGTCTTCCAAGATGTCTGTAGGCTCTGTAGTTGTTACAGGCGTAGGCTCAGTTGTAGGCGCTGTAGTAGCTACAGGTGTAACTGGAGGAGCTACTGTGGGCTGTGAACTCACTAATGCTGTAGCTGCTGCTAATGCAGGTAAAGTATTACTTAATAAAGCTCCTGTAACTGCTCCCGGAGAAGTAATAATCGGAGGCTGTATTACAGGAGTTATAGTTGCACTAGGCGCTGCGGGTGCAGTGACTGTCGTTGCTGGTGCTGATGGTGCTGCTGCACTTGAAGCTCCACCTCCACCTCCGGGAAGCTGAGACGGAGGCTGTGGCGGCTACACTGTAGGTCTAATAGGCTCCTCAGTTAAAACTACTTCTCGTCTACTAGGAGTGTACTCATAAGGTGAAACATCACTAGTTCGTTCAAGAAATATATCAGGAGATGTAGCTGGCCCTGTAACAGAAAAACCTTCCCTAGTTAAATTTTCTCTAAGACCTCCAGTGGGTGTTAAAGTTGCAGGAGAAGATATATCAAGTTCTGGAGTAAAAGCAGAAGGAGCAGTAGCTATTTCTGCTAAACTTCCATATTGTGATAAATCACCTCTACCTGCTATAGCTGCTCTTAAAGGATCACCAAAAGACGTGCTAACAGAAGGGTCTAAAATAGCTGCTTCTAAAGGGTCACTAAAAGGAGTATATCCTTCTAACAAGCCACTTGTAGAAATATCTGGTATGTCAGCTTCAAAAGATAACATATCAGAAGGTATTTCTGTAGGAGCTACGTCTGTAGGAGCAATTGTTGTTGTTGTTTCTTTAACTGCTTCTTTTGCAGGCGATATACCAGTTGTAATTAAAGAACCAAGACCTGCTTTAAGAGCAGCGTCTACAGGGTCGCCGCCAAAACCTGCTGCTAAAGCTCCTGACATTCCTGCTTGTGCAGCGGCTGTAGGTAAAGCCCCTAAACCTAAGCCAGAAATAGCCCCACCCGTAAGTAAGCCTAAACCTGCCATAGTCCCTGCTTTTAAGTAATCTCCAAAACCAGCACTACGATCTACAGTCTGTATCTCACCAAAAGTAAAAGGATCGTATACGTACTCAGATGCGTTGTTACGGCTTATGCGCTGTGGAGATATGTCATATTTGGCATATATCTTCTGTACTTCAGGTGAGCGTTCATAAGCCTGTATCAGTGCATTCTGATAACTCTGACCTTCTAGCTGTGCCTGTGCCACCTCTGGAGCCATAACAGGCATAAGTTCTTCTTGAAACTTCTTTAGGTTCTCGTTAGAGATATTGCCGTAGTCAAAGTCATAACCCTTAAAATCTTCTAGGGTCTTATCAAATGCAAACTCACCTACATTACTCTTGTCTATGCCACCGGGTACAATAAATAAATCTTCTACAGGAGCGTATGCGCCTGCTTCAGCCATGTCAGCGCCGGATGTAATATAGCCTTGGTCTGATAAAGAACTCTGTAGGATATCATCAAACTGTGAGGTGTCTTCTCCAGCACGTAGGGCATCGTAGTAAGAGGATATGTTTGCAGGCTGTAATCGTGCTGCTTTAGCTGCATCTGCTTCTGCTTGTAGCCTATTACGTTCAGCTACTTCTTCTTTTAGTGCAGCAAGTCTAGCCGCCTCAGCAGCTTGGTATTCACGTTGTTGT